TGGGGACGCTGTTGCAGTGGCCCTCGCGCTGGTCGCGGACGCCATCACGATACGCGCACTCGGCGTAGAAATCAGGGAAGGTCATCGTGTCGATCTTGGTCATCTCGTCTCTCCTATGCTGCAGTGATCTTGGTGCCGTCGATGCAAGCGTAACGCGGCTTCCCGTTCGACTGGCCGTCAATCATCAAGGTCGCGCCAGTCGAGTCGGTCTTGAAGAACTCATAGCCAACAGCGCGCCAAACAGCGCGATTCTTGGCAGTGACGCGAACCGAACGAAGGTAGGTGGCAATGGTCACAGCCTTGCCAGCGTCAAGCGCCTCGTTGATCTTGTCGGCAAGGGTCATCTCGTCTCTCATCGGCTAAGTAGTTGTGGATTACTTGTAGAGTTTTGTGGGGCGGGCGTCAAGGGGGTTGCTTATGATATTTTTAAAATATAAAATAAACGCACCCAACGAAGGAGACACCCATGGGCAAGCTTGCAATCAGAGACGTGGACCTCTCAACCCTGCCGAAGTACCCCAGCGAACCATTCTCCGCAGACGACCTCATCGCGTTCCTGCAAGGGCAGCTGAGGCACCAGCGCATGTACTTCGACTCCGACAAGCACTTCTTCGAGTCAGTCATGGAAAGCGCGATCGAAAAAGGAGAGAAGTACGCCATCAGCGCAACTACCATCAACAAGATCCTCTACGACTGGAGGCCGGGCCGAGGATTGACGTTCTCCGTCCATACCCTCGAGTGCATCTGGAAAGGGCTCTCCTGACAACGAACACAGGCGCTAGGACCAGGGACCTCGAACCTTGGACCTAGCGCCTCGGGGGCGATGACGCGAGTTTCCCTATATAGACCTTTTCCAGCCAGACGGACCACCAGGTCACCAAAAATTCGAAAATGCCGTATTCAGTGGATTCAGCGCACTCACGACGTATAAGACACTGTAAATACACAAACAAAATTATTACAGTGTGAGTACGTGAATACGTTACATGAGTTCATAGTCAAGCCATGTCGGTGTTTTTGGGCTTCGGAAAATCGGAAAGCCTTGGGAAAAAGGTCTATATAGGGGAACTTGGCGGGGGCTCTTCCCTGTTGTATGTTGCTTGTGGTTCGGGGCACTGGGCCCTGCTGTTTGGAAGGAGGCAAACGTGCCTGTCGCTGTTCGCAAGCGCAAAACCACATCCACCGCTGTTGAGAAGAAGATCGAGGAGGAGCATGGCCGCGTGCTCACTGAGCGGCAGCGCAAGTTCGCTGAACTCTACGTTGAAGGCCTGCGTGCCAATGCCGCCTGCGCCCGCCTTGCTGGTTACTCCGAGGTCACGTCCCACATCTATGCCTCGAAGCTTCTCAACGGGAAGGACTTCCCTCACGTCCTCGACTACATCAACGAACTTCGCGAGGAGCGCGAGCGCAAGTACGGCGTGACCCTCATGGGGCAGCTACAGCGGCTGCACGATCTGTCTCGCGGTGCCGAGCAGGCGAACCAGTACTCAGCGGCCATCAACGCTGAGAAGATTCGATCTGCGCTTGGCGGTCTGACCATCGACCGACGCGAGACTATCAACACGCTGGATCAACTGTCGCGCGATGAGATCACCGCTCGGTTGCTTGCCCTTCAGCAGAAATACCCTAGTGCCTTCACCATCGATGGCACCGCCACGGAGGTGAAACATGTCTCGAGGCCCAGAGGCCAACTTCTGGAACACTCTGAAGCAGAGTCTACCGAAGAATAGCCTCGCTTTTCGCCTTGAAAACAAGGCTGGAGGCGGTGTTCCAGACCTTCACGTCTTAGTTGAACGGCTTCCCGTATGGGTGGAACTCAAAGTAGCAAATAGTTTGACGGTTAAAGTATCTCCTCATCAGATCGCGTGGCATACTGTCTATTTCGCCCGAGGAGGTCTATCGGTTTTCTTGGTCAAAGACCCAAGAAGCAATCAGATTGCTTTATACCCCGGCTCCAAGGTCCTAGAACTTGCGTCCATGGGCCTTCGGACCGAGGCTCTTGGTCGGGTCGGGTCGGGTCGGGATGCGTGGGAGTTGCTTAGGGGCGTGGTGGTCGGGCACTACGCTGGTCGGGTCGGGGCTGTCGGGTCGGGGGCGGGGCTTGTCGGGTCGGGTCCAGTGGGGGCTGGGTCGGGGGATCTAGGTTCTGGGACCGAGGACCGAGGCTCGAGGGTGGGGGCCGGGGCTGCGAATGACGCCGCAGCCCCTGGGGGTGGTTCGGGGGCCTAGGCCCCCGTTCCTTAGTGCGCGCCGATTCCGACGGATTTTAGCGAATTGAAAATCTCATACTTGGTGAGGGGGCTTCCCATGCGCTTACACACAGCCAAGGCCTCTTCCGCTGAAGCGCAATCCTCCAAGCAAAACATGACAGCCATTTCTTCGCCAGAAAATCCAGCGTAAGAAAACCCCGCCGGAGTTCCGTTGGCTAGAACTACCTGCCATCTGTCGCCACGCGAAAACACATAGGCTACGTTGCCCAATTGATCGGTCGCCTTGATCCGAATTTTCATTTGATGTTCCCCCTTTAGTGCGCGACGATTGCGACGGATTTAGGCGAACGGGTCGCATTGCCCCCGCATAGGCGGCACGCGTCGCAAGTTGTGCGGCGCCCCGCTTCCTTGCTGGCAGGGCAAAGCACCTCTCGCGCTGGCACGATATCGCCTAGGTCCACTAGCACGCGGAAAGTGCGGCGTCCCGCTTGCCAATGGGCTTGGGCTTGCTCGAGACTGTCGGCGCTTTGCATTGCGATATCGGGGCGCCACCCTGACGCGTGTGTGTATGCGGTATGAGATGCCGCATCTGCTAGCAGGTCGTCCCATACATGCGACGGAACGGCGGCGGGGTCTCCATAGGTCCCGACGCGCACGACGCGCCCCCGTCCTATCGCGCGGCGCGCGTCGGTTGTCTGCGCGTCAGGATAGACCCCGCGCAGGAACGACCGATAGGTGATCAGCACCCCTTGCCCTAGGTTCACATAGCATTTGCGCCCCTTTGCTTGCTTGCGCGCGGGGTCGGTTGTCGGTTCACCCCGCAGGGGACATGTGCCGCAGATCGACGCGTCTTCGCCCGTCTTGCTCGCTTCAAGCGGGTTCATGTCGGCGCGCAGGATATAGGTTTGAACGACCCCGCCGGTTTTCGTGTTCCGGTCTGAATAGGTCGCGATAACGACGATGGGCTTTCCATCGTATAGGCTTGGACCTTGATAGATGATGCCTCGCATGGTCTATCCTCGTTTGAGTAGGGGCAGAATTACCCGACGCCACCCTAGCACGTTCCACAACTAATACACAAGCGGAATCTGTCGGGGTCGGGGCTTGTGCTTGGGTCGGGGGTCGGGCCCCGCAGCGCCACCCGGTCGGGTCGGGTCGGGTCGGGGGTCGGGGCTTATCGATCGGGGGCGCGCGGCCCCCTGCCCGGTTGATATAGGCTAGGGAATGAATGAATCGCGCCCAGGGGCTCGAGGCCCTGGGCGCTGGGCGCTGCGCCTAGCGGCGCGGGGGCCGAGGCCCCCGGCCTTGCGACCGGGGGCCGAGGGCGTCAGGCGGTTGCGAGGTGCTCGGCGGGCGTCGGTAGCTTGCGCCCCGGCGCATAGGCCTCGATCCACGCGGGGTCGGCGGCGACAAGCCGCCCGAGGTTCACCACGTCGCGCTTGTACGTGTCGCCGCCCTCGAACGACCCGCCCGTGTAGGGCGACGTCGCCCAGACGAACCACCGCGCGTACTGGTCCTTCGCCTCGCTGGCGGGCGTCTTGTATGTCTTGCAGACATGCCATGTCCAACCGCGCGGGCTCTCATAGATCGCGTAGGGCTGGGTGACAGGGCGCGTCTTGGCGAAGAGGTTCGGCATTGTCTCTGTTCCTTTCACTAGGGCGTCGCGACCATCGCGCCGCCTGACCCCTTCCTACAGGAAGGCCCCGCCCCAGTCAACAAGAAAAAGACAACCGAGGCACAAAAAACTTGTTGACAGGCCCTCGGCCCTTCCTGTAGGAAGGTGTCAGGCGGCGCGATGGTGCCCCGCCCTAGTAAGAGGAACCGAGACGATGGAAATCAGATATGCCAGCGAAGAGCACATGCCGGTTGTGGTCGCCCTGACTCTGCAAGAGCTCGCCGACCTCAAGGCCTTCGCCGAGATCGCCAAGGCGAGCGAGGCCTGCGAACGCAAGTATGCCGCGAGCATGCTCGCCGAGAGCCTTGGCAAGGTCCGCAAGGAAGCGGTCGAGCGCGCCCTTCA